TAACAACAGTTTCCTCATAAAGCTCTTCAAAAGTATGAGTTTCAATATCGTCTAAATCAAATTCTACTACTATACCAGATTCAATAACTTCAACTTCTAAATTACCAGTTCCAGCACCAGCAGCTAATGTATATTCTAATGTTCCTTCAAAATTCCAAGAATCTGTTCCGCCAGAAAATACACTAGCAATATTATTTACTAACTCAGCATTTGATGTAACTGCACCTGCTGGAGTATAGGCAACACCCCCTACTTTAAAAACATTTAAACCAATTAACGCACCTGCTGATCCACCAACTTCTACAGAACCAAACTTACTTAATGCAGTAATTCCAACGTATTCACCCAGCTTACTTGCTTGGGGTAAAGCATAATTTACAGTTACATTATTTCCACTATTGCAGGCAATAGTTGTTTTATTAGAGGTATCAAAAGATCCGTTTGATATATTTGCCTCATTAGTGTGAGTTCCTGTTCCGCTTGTTGTAAATCCAGATGTGCTTAAAGGGAAATATGCCTTACATCTTACACCTGTAAATTCTATTCTTGGATTATTTGTTGTTGCATCTGTAGTTCCTGTAACAGTAGCATAGCTTCCACTTTTATAATAATAAATATTTTCACTGTCAAGAGTGTGCATTGATTGAGTGTCAACGTGTGCTTCAACCGCCTCTTCTCCAATGTCAAACTTGTCAGTTATAATTGCAGGAAAAGCACTTTTGTAAAAAAACTTAAATCTGTCAAAATGAATAGTAGGGATTGTGCCAATGTCGGTTTTTTCATAAAAATCACCATAAGCCATTGGAATTGGTTTGTTAATATTTTTAATTTTTAGCAATGCTCTGCAGTAATCCTGTTTTCTTCTTTTCATTTGTTATTATTTGTTTTGAAATTTTAT